CCCGAAAGGGCCAGTGATTAAGACCTATCACTAGGTCTGTCACATAGCAGCTTAAGCTTTAAGGGACTGGACTTGAAGTTCACCCACTGATCATCCAGAAGGCTCTGATCGGTGGACTGAACCTCTCTTGAGAAGGTTCTTGCAAGAGTTGTTATGTGGTAGATCGCCTCCAAGGCTTTATTCCACGCGGGCAGAAATGCCTGTGTGCGTGGCACCGTTGGGGACTTATTATCATCTGGTGAGAACAACGAAAGTTGAACTCGTAAGCAGTATTGGGATCGTGTTCCCCAAAGGACACGTGAACAGTATTGTGGAAATATCAGGGCTTCCCTCCGGAAGCTATTTAGAAAGAGGCTCGAATCGGACCTCGTTTGGGCCATATAATTTGGTTCCTGTAAATCGAGAAATCCCGAGGTAATGGACTGGGCGGAAATGCGGTCAACCGCGCCACTCGGTCCTAGCACTCGCTAGGTAGTAGAAAGGAGAAGTCCTGAGGGGCCATTTGGTGAAACAGTTCGCCAACGGCAACCACAGGGGACCCCACCCCCACCTGAATAGGTTGCCTGCGGCCGGTAGCTCCTTTCGCGGAGCTATCGAAACCGAAGGATAGCTAGCTTGGTGCAAGGGAGGTCTGGCAGAGATAGTATCAACAACCGTTGATCTGAAAAGATTGACTAGCGGGTTAGTCCCCGTGAAGACTACCTAAACACCTTGCCAAGTTAGTGGGTAATATGCTAGGTAATACCAAGCTAATTACTACTAATATGAGACATTTAACACCTTTACAAGTGCTAACTGCCTCGGCTATTTGGCATAGCGCCGTAAAAAGCGCTAAACGATTAGTTGGGCTTCTCGTAAGATCAGCTCCTCTAATCGTAGGGTCATCTTCTGTGAGTTGGGTTAAGGCTGCATTTCACTTTGCTCGTTTCGTACGAGTATTTATCATTCACCAGGGTCATCGAGGGTTGGCCATTTACCTTAAGTCCGCTAACGTCATGTTAATGCGTTATGTGGCTGGTAAAGGGTTGACTAACTCGAGACTTTTAGGTGGAGCAGTGGCTTGTAATCGTCAAGGATTGCCGCGATTAATACCCGCGGGGATGCGAAAGCGCATAAAGGACGGTGACAAGTCAGTAATTCGACTTTACCTCGGATTCTTCACTCTTTACAGAGTGCTGAATTTTAGAGGGAAGTTGAAACTATCGACTATCACTGCCCCGGGCGTTCCGATCACTGGATCCTTTTATGAGGAGTGGAAATCATTTGGCAAAGTGTTTTTCACTTATCTAAGAGGGTTCGGGATAAGAACGGCCCGCTCAGATCTCGTTCCGGTGCCGTTTGGTGGTCGGGCTGCGTCGATAGTTACGGAGATGCATCCTAACCCGATGGGAATTCCAATTCCTAAAGGGAAGGGTGTGTCAACGTCTCTGTCGCCGTCAACTCGGCCTCCTCGCGGTTGTCGAAAGGAGATTTGGGGATATGTGCCATCGTTCTTTCCATTGATGAAATCTGGTCCTAATTCAAAGAAGGGAAGAGTGAACAGCGCTAATGTTGTTTATGATTTCCTCGCTTGGATTCAACGTCCTTTGCTTTTTCATTCCTACCAAGTGCTTGTGGCCATAACGCGGTCATGGGTTTTGTTTCCGTCAGTAATGGCGGATACATTAGCTTACTTAACCAGTAAGCACCCCATATTAGTTAGCCCGCACCATGGAGCATTTTGGTTAGGAGCGTTAAGTGTAAAGGAGGAACCGGGTAAATTACGAGTCTTTGCGATGGTGGATTCCTTAACGCAGTGGCTATTATATCCTTTGCATAGGATGATCTTTGACAAGATCCTGAGGTTAATCCCTCAAGATGGTACTTTCGACCAGATTGCTCCCGTTAAGCGTTTAATCGCGCTTCTTCGGGCTGGTCGGGACCATCGGGTCTGGTCATTTGATCTATCCGCTGCGACTGATAGAATTCCAGTGTTATTACAGGAGGTATTACTAGGGATCTTCATGACCCCTGAGTTTGCGCGACATTGGCGAGCCATCTTGTGCGACCGGGAATACCGGGCACCGGCTGAACTGGTAAAACAGGAAGGCTGGAAGCGAACTCCGGAAGGAGTCGCGATCGGGAAATCCCTTAAGTATGAGGTTGGCCAACCTATGGGCGCGTATAGCTCTTGGGCTATGTTGGCTCTAGTTCACCATATGATGGTACAGTACGCCGCTTGGAAAGCGGGATGCAGAGGTTGGTTCGAGAAATATGCGGTTCTGGGCGATGACCTTGTGATCGGGGATCACTTGGTTGCCAAACAGTACTTAGAGCTGTGCCGTGTGATTGGTGTGGAGATTAACCTGGCGAAATCTATTGTCAGTGATAATCTTTCACTCGAGTTCGCTAAACGCTTCTTCTACAAGGGTGAGGAGGTAACTCCAATACCTTTGTTAGGATTAGCGGTAGGCTGGCTCGGTGTTAGAGATGTTGCTGAAATAGCTCGTCAAGTTAAAGACCGAACAGGTCGTACTCCTACCCATTACATGGTAGGGCGCTATGTAAACTTAGGTCTAAAAGCTTGTACGGGGTTAGCTGAAAAGCTGATCTTTAGTATGAGCCGGAAGGCCAAGTCAATCGTATTACTTCTAGCTCGTCCGGGCGCTATTCATGGCGTTTCTTCGCTTCTTCAGTGGTATACGTTAACCCGTGCAAACGGGAAAGCGTTGTCTACTGAGGGAGCGTGGGAAGCAATAGCTGGAGCAGTACATCACCGGATAGACCATTTCAAGTCACTTAATCTTAGACGACGTCTTTTCAAAGCTTTAGTTAGCTTTGATATCTCACGATATATGAAAGGCGTCTTCTCTGATCGAATGGCTTGGTTTGGTATAGCCGAGTGGTGGAATAACTCTGTTATTGTGCCTTACAAGGCTCCCATGCTTAGAAAGCTGGACGAGATAGATGTAATGATTTCCGAAGTCAACCGGGCGATCACGCGGAAGGATGAGAGTTCCCTACTCAAACTTCTGCAAGCTATGGAGGATCTTGAGGAGCAGATTTCACTCGTGCCCTCGGAGGTTCAGTTCGAAAGAACGGACCAGGAGCTTGCTGGGCGAAAGCCCGACAAGTTCCCTAGAAGAGTGCGGGGGTGGACTAAGCTCATTAAGAAGTTCCGTAGAGCTTATCAAGATGCGCAGCACAAGTAGATGATATTCGCTCAAGAATATCGATAGGTAAGCAATTCGCGGTTCATTACTCTTCGAGAGAAGAGGAATGGTAGCGTTCGTGCGAAAGTATGAGCGTTACTCGCGAGCCTGATCGACGGTATCTTTGGACGGGTTGTGCACCTTGGATAGGTGTGTTCGCTCATAGCCCTCTCACTAGGGGTGCATGGATTGGAAACCCATGCATCCTAATGAAATGACCCG